GTCCAATTGGATAGCCAACCATTATTAAAGAAATATTAAATAATTCATAGTCATCATATAATTTATCCAATATATTTTTAATACAAACACCATTCCAAGTAATACTAGTTCGGGTTGAATTAATTGAGCCCTTATAATTAGAAACAGGAAAATCAGCAACAACATTCGAGTTTAATATATCAGCTGTTTTTAAAATAAAATTTGCTTTCTTAATATTGAATTCCATATATATTATTCATTATATTATAAAAAATAAAATATAATAATATTGTATAATGAATAATATTCAAAGAAGCGTTACAATTGACCCTCCTCAAAATGTTATTGAAAAGTTTGAAGAAGTTATTAAAGAACCCGAACCAATTGAAAATAATAAAATTAAAGATATTCCTAGGAGCAAATATGATTTAACTTCTATAAAAGGATTTACAGAAAAAAAGAAAAAAATGAAAATACTTAAGATGAAGGAACAAGTAATAAATGAATTAAAATCAACAATTGATATTTTTGATAATACTGAATTAAAGTTGAATCATTCTCTAGTGCTATTTGTGTCACAAATTGTAGAAGATTTTTTTAATAAACGAACACAAGGTGAATTAAAAAAAGAAGTTGTAATTGATATTTGTAAACCATATTTTAATGATGATGCTGATTTAGTTGAGATGGTACTAGAACTCGTATTTGAAAAAGTAATTAAAACAACTTGGTTAAGAAGAAATAAACAACGTATTAAAAATATAGCTGGTTTTTTTTTGGAATTATTTTCCCCGATAATCCAGACGACCTTGCCCTCCAAATTAAAATTATAATTAAAGCATTAATAATTAAATATTGTTATATTCTTTTGATTGCTCTTATTTTTTAATTCAATGCCATTTGAAACCAAGATGTCCCGTCAGTTATAACTTGACATCCATATTGTGTGGCAGTCAATCCAAAAGATGGAGCCATCACAACAGTATTGTATGGCATCATAATTGAACCGCCCCCCAAGGGACTGAATGTAATAACTTGGGTTTGAGACCTACGTTTAAAGATGATATAAGTGCCAGCATATTTGGCGATAGGAGTTGGGAGCGTAATAGTAGTAGCCGCTACCGATGTAATCAAATAGAATTGTGCCAATGGTGCAGTAAGCCAATTTAACGTGATGGATGCCGTAATAGTAGGGCCTTGAAAATATGAGAATGTGTCTTTTAAATGTACTGGATTATTCATTTCGATTTTGTCCTGTGTTATTACAACCGCGTTTTGCATAACAGATGATGTATCCATAATTTGTAAATTGAGAGATTTATTAAAATCAAAATTAATTGTGCCCGAGAAATTACCACCAACTAAATAGGGGCGATTTAATGCGTTATAAATAGTTGTTGTTGAAGCAGCTGGAAATGATGCACCCAACGCGAGTGGAAAAATAGTATATTGCCCACCACCAACAATGCCTGTAACATAGGTGCCAAGTGCAAATCGAACTCCAATAAATGATGACATCGTTGACCCAACCGATAATATTTGAGCGCTTGATATAGCATTTAATGCAATGACAGTAATATTGGACACAGTAATTGTTGAACTCAATAAGAAGAAGTTTGTATATGGAACAACAATATTTGTACCAGTAATAGCACCACCCGCTTGGATTGCGGTTGACGCGTCTTGCCGAACAATACAACTTATATTCAAGTTGGGTATTATCCCTGTTATAGATGCCGTAGTGTTATCAACTGTGTTAACACTTATATTGGTAGTGCCTACTATTTGATTGAGTGTTGATGTGTTTGTCCCACCATTACTTAAAATAATATTGGAATTTTGAAATGTCTTGTTTGCTGTTATGGTTTGAACTGTATTTGTTGTAACATAATTTGTTAGCGCGCCTGATAAAGCAGTATCGACATACGTTTTATTTGTAAGATGATTAGCAGTGGTAGGAGCAACAGAACAAGAAGGGATTGAGGCGAAAGAAGCATCACCTGATATCGTAACAGTAGTTGGGGTTATTCTTACACCTACAGCGGTAGAACTCCAAGTAGTTATGTTTATATTGCCAGTAGATATAGATGCCCCTGCCGTGAAAAATACAGAATCACCAGCAACTGTGGTTGGGTTATATGAACCAGCACCAGCTGTAAGAGGCATAAAATTAAATGATGTTCCACCAGTGGCACCCATATAAAGTGATATACCTCCTGCAGGAATTGTAGTTTGAGATATTGGAGCAGTAAGATTTAGTTGAGTAGCAGATAATGAAAAATTACCCACCTGAACTCCACCAGCTGTATTACAAAACAATTGGATTGGACCGCCATTTGATGAATTTATTATTTGCGTATTAACCCCAACGTTTTGGAACGACGCTGTCCCCGCTTTAAATGTAGTTGTTTGTAATGTTCCTGTTATTGGCGTATATGATAATGGTGATGTAATATTATCAAAGAATAATGACTTGTTTCCAGCCCCAGTGGTCGCCATCACGGGATAATAAGTTGTTCCCAGATTACTATCCGCTACTGTTATGGTAGATGAAATAATTCCCGTTAAATTGGCACCATTTCCGTATAACACATTTGATGGATTCGATAGTGTATTAACTCCCGATATTGTCTGTGTTGCGGTAAGTGATGCTTTTGTGCCTATTAATGTCGCGGTGGTAGTTGCGAAATTGGGATCATCTCCCAAGGCAGCCGCTAATTCGTTCAGCGTATCGAGCGTAGCAGGAGCAGAATCAATAAGATTTGTTATTGCTGTATTCACATACGTTTGCGTTGCCAATGCAGGGGTTGTTGTTAATGTCCCCGTTATCGTTACGTTATTATCAATTGTTGTTAAATCAATTCCACCAACATTAGAATAGGTTATACCAGTGGTCACTTGTTGAAGAGCCGAGATAGCAGCTGTATTAATTGGTACTTGTGTTATAATAGTTGACACATCAACACCGCCAACAATTAGAGTATCAGTATTGGTAATATCACTTGTAATGCTGTCAGCAGTTACGCTTGATAATCCAGTAATAGTTGGAACATTTGCTAGTTTATAACCGAGTCCGTTATTCATATATATAAGTAATATATATAAATAAATGTCTTAATGTAATTGTTTAAATGAATAAGAGTTAAACAATCAATAATTTGTTATATTTAATTGATAGATTAACCAAATAGGTTAAACAATCAACTATTTAACCCTAATATCGGCTTAAACAAACAATAAAAATATTTTTATTGTTTGTTTAAGCCTTTAAAAGGTTAATCTTATTGATTATTTAAATGATTGTTAGTTAAATCAATGTTTAAACCTTTTTTCTTGGTTAAACAATCAATGATTGGTTAAACAACAAAGGTCGGGCTGCCGTCAGGTGGAATAATATCAATTATTTTTAATCTAGTTTTTTTTTAATTCTAATTTAAATTTGATTCAGTTTTATATTATTTAAAATCTAATAGAAGCAGAGCCATTTTCACAAATAATAACAGCGTGGTGTAGGCAGTAATAATCAAAGCGAACAGCAGGAGTAGTAGCGTTAGCGTTGAAAATCATATTGTGGTAAATATCTTCAGTGCTAGTGTTACGTCCAGAAAACATTTGGTCTTGGTTCGCGCTTGGAAAGCTAACAAGCTCTTGCCCTACACCAAAAGCTCCAGCAATAGATGAAATGTTACCAACAGCGGTATTTGCGGTTTCAGCTGATGCAACAGGAATAGCCATAGTATCATAAGTGTAAAGAGAAACCAAAGGGTTATAATCAAGAGCATAAGGAGAACCAAGAGCAGAGCAATAATAATTAAACATCGTTTGATGGTCACCACCTCCTACAGCAGATGACCCAGGGTGTTTAGTTGGTAGAGATTCACTACCAAATTGAAACCAGTACTCGTTAATGTTATAGTTATAAGAGCCAAAAGCATCAAATGTAATAGCACCTGCAGAATACTGTCTAATAGAATTTATAAGAGCTTGGACGCTGCTATATTTAAAGGGAACAGGGCAACTCACATTTGTAGAAGCATTATTAAGAGTTGCGTTATATACCAAATTAGAATATCTATTTACTGCTAGCGTAAGAGGTGCTCCCATTTGGGATTGTTGAATCACACCAAGAGCTTGGTCACTGAGCTCAATAAAAGAGCCAATAATTTCAACGTTGCTAAGAGCAAAAGAAGCAATAGCAGTAATAGCCACAAATGGAATCAACGCTGAATTTACCAACTGAAGTTCCAAGCGAAGAGGGGCAGAAGTCATAGCAAAAAGAGGTAAATATTTGTCACCAAGAGTTCCCAAAATAGAAACAAGAGGAATACAAAAAGTTCTGGCAGCAGTTACACCTGCGGCTGCTAATCCACCAGCAGCACCATAAGTTGGGTTGCTAATTCTAGCACCTCTTAAACCATTCAAAGAATAAATAGATGTGGCAGCACCTGCTCCAGCACCTGAACCAATTACTGCACAAGACTCTTCAAAGCCTTCTACAACTGAACCTTTATAAGAGACATTATCAGCAGATCGTTGATGGGTACACAATTGTGCCATTAAATTGCCATAATTATCAATGTCTTCTAGAAGTGTAGATCCGTGAAAAAGTCTCAAACGTTGAATAAATCCGTGGGCTCCTGCCTTGGATAAGCGAACCCAATCTTGAATTACTGCTCCATTTGTAGCAGTCATAGAAAATTTCAAATATGTATCGTGAGGAGAAAGGACAGTATTACGATTACAAGGAATATTGAAAATCATCACATCATTCGCGGCGTAAGTTTGAGCTCCTTGGGGTTGAATATTGGAGGTGTAAGGGCGAGCTCCCATAGCATCAACTTTATTTTGGTATAACAACTGTTTTGGTAGAGACATTTTATAATATAGTTTGAGAATAAAAAATATTATAAAATAATTAATTAACAAAAGAAATCATTATAATTTATTTTTGCTAGAGGTTCAATTAGTTCTTCTTCTGTATCAGATTCTTGCTGTTGTTGTATTTGTTTTTGTTTTTGAGGCTTTACCTTCTTCTTACCTCTTTTAATAACTATTATTTCTTCTGAACTATCGCTAGAGTAATCAGTTTCTGATTCCTCAATAATTGGTTCTTTTTTTTTCTTAATTGGTTTTGCTAGAGGAATTGGTTTTATTTCTTTTTTTATTTTTTTTTGTTTTACTGGAGGCTCAGGAATTTGTTCTTTTTCTTCTTTTTCTGATTCTTCTGATTCTATTTCAAATTGTATGGATTCCTTTTTCTCCTTAAGTTTTTCATTTTTTGATATTGGCTTTAACATTCCATTTTTTTCCAAAAGTGCTTTTTGTGCTTCTAAAAGTTTCTCTTCTTTGCGAATTTTTATATTTTCTGCTCGCTTCTCAGCCATCTTTTTAAAATTCTCTTTTTGTTTTTCACTTGGAGGTGGTCTTGTTTTCTTCTGTTTAAGTAAAGGAATTTTATCGTTTTCTTGGTTGTCTAAAGCATCTGCCATTTATATTCATAGAGAAAAAAAATTGTATTAACAAAGAAGTTTAAATTGTTTAAACAAAGAAGTTTAAATAAGTTAAATTTATTAGTTTTGTTTAAATATATTTATTAATTTTCTTTAAATATATTTATATATTAACGGGAGAATGTTTTGATCATCCGTCCTTTGGATTATGGGTCCAACACGCTACCTCTGCGCCATCCCGTTACAATTTTAAATTATAAAATTTCTTTAAGTAGTTTTATTATATATTATTTTCTTTAAGTCCATTTTTTTAAAAATGGATTATTTGGGTTTATATACTTTTAATAATTTTTTAATGGTCATATTAACTTCTTCTTTTGGCTTTGTCATCATACTTGGTACGGGCATATCAATTGTTCGTTTAAGATTAGATAACCCAGACTTTTTTATCATTGAACGAGGGTCCATTATAATATTACTTAATATTTTAATCCATTTTGCCAACCTTTCTTAAAGGTTGATTTAACTGGAAAAAGCACTTCTAACATTACTTAAATCTTCTTGAGCCATACTTTCAAGTGCCTTGGCTCGTTCACCAACTTTTTCAACTTGGGCTTGTGCTCTGCCTGATACTTGGGCTACTTTTCCTGATACATTTTGTCCCACAGTAGATAATTGATTCTTGGCTTTACCAGTGGCCATACGAGCATCAGCTCCTACATCTTGTAATTTTTTCAAACCTCCAGCGCTTCCTTTTAATCCAGCGCTAATTCCTCCTAGACCAAGAGAAAGACCAGGGACCATACCAGCTAGACCAGTTGCTTGAAGAGCATCAATGACTCTAGCTCCTGTTAAAAGACCTTGCTTAACTGATCCAATTTTTCCTGAAGCAGCTGTGATTCCTCGCTCTGTTTGTCTTAAAGCTCCTTGACCTAAATCAATTCCTTTGGCAATACCAGCTTGTACTTGCTTCTCAACTCCTTGTATTTTTTTACCAATACCTGATGCTGTTGAAGATACTTTTTTTCCAATTGAAGTTATTCCTCCTTTTAATTTCTGACCTAGAGATGGCATTTATAATAATAGATGAGAAATAAAAAGTTTAATTAATAATTTAATTGAATCGTTAAACTCCAGTTGCCACCATTTAAATCAAGCAAATCTAAATCTTGATCGAGCAGTCTAATTTGAAGAGAAGCAAAATTTGACACACTTGCTATCTTCTCATATAAGCCATAAATATTTGAATATGATAAGACTGAATTTTGACTTGTTGTTATTGGAATACTTACTAGAATAGATGAATTATTCTCTGCTGGATTACTTGTTTTATTATATGTTATTAGATTACTTATTTCTATAAGCACATTACGTATAGTAAAAAAATTAACAACTAGATTACTTGTGAGCGTTCCTGCTACACTAGAGAATTGTAGCCCCTCTGTAAAGCCAAGCAATTCAAAGCAGTTTGAACTCGACTTAAATATAAATGCTGAAGCATTTGTAAATGTATATTTATTTGTTGCTGTATTAAAAGTAATTGTAAATCCTTGTGCTGTCATTATGGTCTGTAAATAAGTTAATAAACTATTTACATTATAGTTTGCTTGAGGAATAAGTATTTGATAATTGGTTACTCCAATTGAATAATTAAAAAGATTATTAATATCATCTACATTATAAAACGTTCCTGGAATTTGTGCTGATTGAATGCTTACATAAATTTCACCATCATCAATTGGTAGCGAAGAAAAATCAAATAAACAATTGCTTGTACCTTGTAATTGCTTTAATGCTTGCTTTGAATTTAAATAAAGATTAATTGTATTATTTTTATTATGTGACATTTATATATATGTCAGAAGATAATATTAAGCAAACCTCTAGTTTAATTGATGATTTAAATCCTGAATTAGAGAGAAACTATTTATCTGTTAAAGAACAAGCTACTTGGAAGATGGACTGGAATATGTTATTATATTCTGAAGAAGACGAGTCAGGATTTAAATTAGATTGGAATAAATTAATTTATAATGAAGAACAACTAGAAGAATTTAATTTACAAAGACAAGAAAAAATAGTTCAGCCTGATAAATATGAATACTTATTTGAAAACCCAACTCATAGAACACCTATGGAATTATTTTATTTAAAACAAGCTGGTTATGCTGTTGAAGAATTAGAATGTGAAGAAGATAATGTAACTATTGTTAAAAAGTTAATTGTAACTGGATTATTGAGAGAAGTATAATTTATTTTTATTTATTAAATCCTTGTGACCCTGATTGTTTATAATTCTTTTTATATTCTGCTGAATTACTGTACCAATTTAATAATAGACATTTTTTATTCTTTTCAATTCTTTTTTGTTGTTCTTGTTCTTTATATTCTTCAGCCCATTTTTTTTGGCTAGATAGAATAAGTAAAAATAATTCTTTATCCATTGAGATAAATAATTATTATAAGTTGTTTTTAGATAGAAATTTTATTATTTTATTTTTTCTTTAATTTTTCATTTAACTTACTGATTATTTTTTTTTCATTGGTAACTGCTTTTTCACTTTTTTTTAAGAGTGTTTTATGGTCTTTAATATTAGATTTAATGGCAACTTTTTTACTAGCTAACTTTTGTTTTTTGGCTAGTGATTTACTAGGGGCTTTTCTCTTTTTTGGCAAAGTCATTGGAGTTTCGCTTAATTTTTCCATTTATATATTAATTGAATATTTTAATTTTATTGAATTCCAATAATTATTAAAGGCATACACGTAATTCCGTTTTCCTTTTTATTTATTGCTATTAATTCAGTGTCTATAATATTCCATTTTTGTCTTAAAAGTAAATTTTTTTCAATTTTTAAAGGATAGTCATCATCTAATTTATTCTTTATTCTAAATTGTTTTATTTGTTCTAATGTAAATGGTTTAGATGTCATATCTGATTCTTCTTCAGATTCATCATCATCTTCTTCTTCACTAATGTAGTCAACATTTTCTTCTTCTATTATTTTTGGAGCAATTTCCTTTGGGGTTTCCTTAGCAATAATAGTACATAATGGGGTTTCCTTAGCAATACTCATTAATTTAATATGAGTTGCTGACTTTCTATGAGTTGATATATGTTTTCTTTTTGATTGTAATCCACATTCACAAGTAATATCATCTAATGCTTTATTTTTTTCCTTAATTTTTGTTTCATTAAGTAATACTTTTTTTCTTTCATTAATTAATTTTAAAAATAAATCCTTATTGGTTATATATTTTTTATTTTCTTTCCATATTTTAACATCATAAGCATTTGTTATTGGCTTTCTTATTTTTCTATTTTTTTCTTTTATATGTGTCATTTGATTTTTTATTGGATATATTTCATTTAAATGTATTAATAATTCTTTTCTTTCTTTGTGTTGTCTAGAAGACCAAGATATAGCACTTCCATTTTCTTCATATAATTTATTAATTTTCTTTTCTTCTTCATTCAAAGAACAAATAGATAAAGTAAGTAAAAATTCAATATAGTCAGATTCAATATTTTCAGGAATACTCATTGTTTATATAACTAAAGAAAATATATTTAAGTTATTTCTTTTAAATATAATATATCAGAAGTCTCCCAAATATATGGGAGACCTTTGATATTTTCACTTTTTAAAACTTGCTATTGGAAAAAAGAATTTATTTTTAAAATACAAGGAATTTTATAGTTATAGAGACTTCGTGTTGGAAATTCTGAAAATAGCAGAAGTCTCCCAAATATATGGGAGACCTTTGATATTTTGTCTTAATAATTATTCCTTAATATATAACTTTCTCTCTAATTATACTTTAAAAACTAGAAATAACTAAGACTATTTCTTCTTAATATATATAATATCTAAAGAAACATACAATGAATAGCAGAAGTCTCCCAAATATATGGGAGACCTTTGATATTTTCACTTTTTTAAACTTGCTATTGGAAAAATTATAAAATCTTTTAAATATAAGGAATTTTATAGTTATAGAGACTTCAAGTTGGAAAATCCGAAAATAGCAGAAGTCTCCCAAATATATGGGAGACCTTTGCTTTTCATTTTATGTTTCCTTAATTAATATAATTTCATTATGTTATATAACAAATGAAATTATAAAGTAATCTCTAGTACCTTTGATATAGAGTTAGTTATTGATTCATAATTAATTTCTGACATTAAATTACCCATTAAAACATCATTATCAAATTCCCAATTTTTATATCTATGAACACCTGATCCTCCATCTTTATAAATATTTGTTTTTTTTATATTATAAAAAATTTTTGCCATAGTATGAGAGATAATATTTAATAATCTTTTAATAGTTTTATTAAACTCATAAAATTCTGTTTTAAACCAATCCTCATTAATCTTAACCAAATAATAAAATGTTTTTTTATTATATTTAATAGCGTGAAATGGTCTATCTTCTTTATTAGAAATCTCTCTTGTTAAAATATCAAGTATAATTTCATCATTTGATTTATAAATACAATTGAATGTATCTTTTTCAGTTATTTTTGTTTTTAATAATATTTCAAAGTCAGCTATATTTTTTGAATCTTGATATTCTTCCTTAATATATAATTCAATTGGTGAATCTTTTTTGGCTTTACTACAAGCATTGCTTGTTGTCTTTTTAATAATATTATTTTCAGATACATCTTGGTCTGAATTATTTTTATCAGAATCAGAATTATTTTTATCATCATTAAAAATAACATTATTTTTTAATAATTTATTTTCCTTAATAAGTTTTTTATTTTCCTCAGTAAGTTTTTCAATTTGTTCTAATAAGTTTTTAATTATAAGATTTTCCATTTCTATATATATATAAAAGAAAATAAATAATCTTTATATATATTTTATTAATTATATTATTTTCATTAATAATATTTTCTTTAATAATATTTCATTAATAATATTTTCATTAAGTAATACATTTTCATTAAGTAATACATTTTCATTAAGTAATACATTTTCATTAAGTAATACATTTTCATTAATAATATTTTCCTCTTTAATTGATAGATTTTCTTCAATATATTCATTTTTTTTAATATATTCGTTTTCTTCAATTATTTCAGCCAAAATTTCATTTTCCTTAATAATTACATTTTCCTTAAGTATTTCCTTTTCTAGTTTTTTCTTTAAGTAATATAATTTTTTCTTTTCTAATACCTTTTCCTTATTTTCATTATAATATTTTAAACTTGTTACTTTTGCGTTTGCGTTATATTTTTCCCTATTTAGATTTCTCCATTTTAAGACCGCTCGGATTTGGGCTTCGCTAGTTTTCATTATATATATATCTATATAAAGAAAAAATTTTTAAATATTAATTTTAATTAATATAATAAAAGATTTGATTCAAATTCTTGAATACAAAAATTTCTATGTTTATTTGAAGTTTTAATATGTTTTGAAAAATTCATTTTACTTCCAATCCAACCACATTTACAAGTTTGTTTAATAGCATAATGCTCTTCACATTTCATTTTATTATAATCTTGTAAAGCATAATTATTTGGAATTTGTATATTCAACATTTGATATCCTTGTTCTTTATATTGCTTTATTAAAGCCAATTCAATAAAAATAGATGACTTATCATCACACATACATTTATGGATTGGCAATATATTAAAATTATCAAATGTACCATTTTCTCTTATAAATTTATATAATTTTACTTCAGAGTTTTTTGAATTTGTTTTATGGTTAGAAATACGATTTTTAAAATCTTTTGTCTTACCAATATAGCATATATTAAGTAATTCTTCTTTACAAATAATCTTATAAAAAGTATAGACACAAACTGGGGGCAAGATTTCTTTGGCAAGTTCAACAGACATTTTATAATATAGATTGAGAAAATAATTTTTTAGGATTTTTTAGTTATTATTCCTTAATATTCCATTTTAAAATTTCTTTATTAAAGAAATTAATATTATTAATAAGATTTTTTGATGGACCATTTAAAATAAAAGATTCATATAATACTTGAGAAGGCTTCAATTGTTGTATTGTTTTCATTGTGTTTTTATCTAGACATAAAAATTGAAAAAACATTTCTCTCTGTACCTTATCTTTATTATCAATATAATAAGAGCATTTATTAAATCCAATATCATAATGGTCACCATTTATTAAATAAATTCTATATCTTTTATTTCTTAATGGAGATTTTTCAATATTAATTATAAGAATCATTATATACTTATAATTATATAAATTTATATTTTATTATGCTTTCATTTTATTAAAAGCCAATACTTCTTCATATACTGGACCTACCAAATATGATTTGGCATCTTTTTTTATAAAGCCTTTTGAAGCGCCAATTTTATATGCTATATCAGGAGTTATATTTTTACTAGTAAATCCATTTTCAATTGCTTTGTTAATAATAGAAATAATTTCTAATGAAGCCTTAACAGTTTTGGTATAAGATTTTTCAGTAGCAGGAGTTTTTACTGGAGCAAATTCTGTTAAGGTTTCAGGTGCTTTTAATTTTTCCTTTTTCTTTTTAATTGGAATAACAATTTCTTCTTCTTCTTCTATAGGAGGTAAAATATCAAGTTGAAAAGGGTCTGGGACAGGCTCAGGAACAGGCTCAGTAGAAACTGCTGCTATTTCTTCAGGAGATAAAGTAATTTCACCTTGTGGTGTTCCAGTCCATAAATCACTAGGTAAAGGATTTGAAAGAGTTCCAATTTGGTCTCCCATCATATCAGTATTAATTATATCAGGTTGATATTTATCATTTTGAACTGTAACACTAAAACGAATTGGAGAAGCAGCATAAGATGATAAATTACTAGGAATCCAACTTTTGGGAGCATTAAATTGTAATTCAGGAATAATCTCAGCAGATTGAGCTTCAGCTTCAGCTTTAGATTTAGATCTTGAACTTCTAGGAGCTCTTACAGTATAACCTTTGCCTTGTTTGCTAGTTGGTTCAATATCAGACACTTCACTTTCAGAGTAATAAGTTACTCTTGGAGTAGTAGATGGAGGTGGAGATACAAAAGGTTCAGCACTAATTGCTCTTCTAAGTGGAGGTGGCATTAAAATACTAGGCTCTTTAATTGGCTGACTAAACCAAGTAGCAGCTTGTCTTGGAGCTTCAATTAAAGGAGGCTGTTGAGGAGGTTGACCTGGAGATGTTATTGCTGAATAACCTTGAAATGGAAATACAAATGGAGGATTATAAGATGATTGAACATCTGAACCTTTTTTCTTTTTTAAATCCCCAACATTTACTTTAACTATTTGCTGGTTCTTTGGTTTAAGTTTTTTAATTATTTTTAAAATATCTTCAGTTGTCAATCCCTTTTTAGATTTCTTTTTTTCACTTTTATTTCTATTCTTCTTTGGCATTATATATTATAAGAATATTTAAAAATTATTTTATTTGTAATTCGTAATTTTGTTTTCCATATTGTTTTAGTTTTTCTTTATTATTTTTATAATACAAGGTCATATATATTTTGTTATCATCTTTGTGCTTATTTCTATATTTTTTTTGATATTCTTTATATTTTATTATTCTTTTTTCTTCATCTTCATCAAGAATATATGCTGTTCTTTTATTAATACATACTACACTATTGATATAAAATTGTTCCTTTATTCTTAATTCTTTTATATCAATAAATTCTATTTCTTCCAAAATATTAACTGAATAATTATTTCTTTCTATTATTTGCTTTGAAACACAAACTCTATGGTTAATATGTTGCCTTATTCTTTCTTTTAAACTTTTAATAGTAGAACCAATATATATTTCATTTGTTTCATTACATTTAATATCATAAATAATTCCTTTCATTTATATAATATATAATTTAGTCTTTAAATTCTAATGAGTTGAAATTTTTAAAAAGTTTTCCATTTGTTAAATCTATATCTAAATGCTGATATGGCTTGTCAAAACAATACTCGTATATATGCTGACGTTTATCCTTTTCAATCCCAAAATATTCTTCACAAACATTATTCCATTCATTTGCTGATTTTGGTTTCCAAATAGAAATATTGGTGAGTTGTCTTCTAATGGTAGCAGGCATATATTTCAATTGCTGTAAAGTAAAAATCCAAGATGCTGATAAATGTCTAGTCTTCATAATGAGTTTAGATAGAGCCTTTTGAATTTGTTTATCTTTTAAATATCCTGCCATATCATCTACTATAATTAAAGTATGTTCTAATTCACATTCCATATCAAGACACTCTGCTTTAATATCAAGTAATTCATCTTCAATATCATTTAATAAATCCACATCTAATTCGTGATGTACTCTTTCGTGTTCGGCTAAAGGATGTTTTTCAACTGATAAGAAGGAAGTCAAAGGACAAAATAAAATAACATTTTCAAATTTACCCCTATAGTATTCTTTTGATTTTATCATATTTAAAAGAGTACTACTTTTTCCACAGCCACCTGTTCCAACCATAGCATATACAAAACCATTTCTAGCTGGAATATTTCTATTCACATCAGGAAGCCAAACATCCATTGCTTCCTTAACTGGTTTTAATGGTTTGAATTTAGAATCAATTTCTATAATAGACATATTATATATATACATAATATTTCTTATTTAATTGATGATAATTTGGCTATACCTTTTTTAAAAATGAAATCAATCTTTTTTCACATATAAAAGAGCTTGCATTGGAGAATTACCCATTTCAGTTGCTGTTTTTTGTAACTCTTCCAAATTAACATCTTTAAATTTATTTGTTAAAAATATATGGCGGAGCATACTAGTGCTAATTTTTTTACCAAATATATCATTAAGTCGATGAGTCATTTGAGGTGATGTAAGAGCTTGAAATTTATTATCAAATAAAACATAATCACAATTTTCAGGAATAACTTTGAACCATTTATTTAATATTAATTTAAGAGGCTTTGTAATTTCACATTCTTGCTTACCATAACTCTTGGCAGTTTTATAATTTTGAAATACAAATTTAGAATTTTTAACATCAACATAATTATCTTTTTCAGTATCATAATTTCGCCACTTCATATTCCCAAAATCTATACTTCTTCTTGGAGCTTGAAATAATCCACTTGTTAATGCTAGTAAAACCCATTTCATAAGTATATCAATATCATTAAATGTTAATTTTTGTTTCTTTAAGGTTTGCTTAGCATTATGCTCTAATGAATCAAATAAAGTTTTAATTTCTTCAAGAGGAATCATTCCTTCTTCTTGTTGAGGTGTTTTCTCTTGTTTCATTTCATTATCTTTATAAGTTTTAATATCTTCCATCATAATCTTATTATAATTTTTATTATTTGTCAAAACACTTAAAGCGGCTAAAATGGTTTTTCTTTTATTATAAGGAATATCTTCCAAATGTTTTAAAATACATTTATCATTATCAAAATTTTTCATATGATATTCTTTATCATCAAAACATTTATCATAAATATTTTTAAGTATGCTTTTATATGTTTTGATTGAACCAGCAGAAAGGTGTGGTCTATTCTTCTTAACCAAATCAATAATTTCTTCCATATATTGGTTAAATATAATAATTTTATTTAAACTTCCTTAATTCCATTTTTTAAAAAAAATGGAGTTAAAAGTTTTGTTCAACCTTTTAAAAAGGTTGTCTAGATACATTTCCAAATATCAAACAATACAAGAGTGTTACTAGACGCGGTTAAGTATTCAGTATTATTCACCAAATTTTGGAAAAGAAGAGTCAAGCTACAAATTTGAGCTTCTAATGTGAATGTCATAATTCCAGAAGTTTGATTTTTAACTTGTGCTGTTGTACCACCATTTCCTGTTAAACCATTAAATATATTATAAGTTAAGGCTTGCATTGGATTTCCAGCTGTTTTATTAATTGCTGTTTCATAATTTTGGAATCTCATACCTGAAGAAGAAACATTAAAGACCCCTCCCTTTACAAGCACACTTGAACCACCCCAAATTCCAGCTTGAGCGTATTTAAAAACTAAATTATATTTTGCTCCTAGTTTAAAATTTTCAGCTCCTAATACTTGATACATATCAATATTTGTAGTAGTACTTGTATTTCCAAGATAATAAGTAGATAATACAGAGCATTTAGTGCTTGCCAAAGCAATTGTTGGAGATGGATTTATTATTACAGGTGTTAAATCAAAATAAAAACTAGTTCTTGGAAATTGTGTTACGGCAGCCATATTAGGTGGAGCCGAATTAGCATTTAAAAATGAAATTGTAATATTTGCTAGTTTTTGTTTCCTTATTGTTGAAATAAAAACATCTTCCATACTTGTTATGACTGATGTAGTAGGAACATATGTTAATCCAGCAATAATAGAAGAACCAGTATTACAAGTTCTAGTAACATCATAATTTGAATTATACCAATTTAAGCCATCCATTTTAAAAAAAATAGCTCGATCATCAGCATTTACCCCGTAGGCAGCAGTTACAGTATATGAAATATATCTAACTCTTAAATTAAATAAATCATAGTCATTATAGAGGTCACCTAAAATATTTTCAAAATTAATAGAATACCAAGTCATAATTGTTCTAGTATCATTTATAGTACCAACATTATTTGTGACGGGATAATTTACAAATGTATCACTTAAAGAAATATCATTACATTTGAGAGAAAAACTAGCTTTTGGTGTAATATATTGCATTATATATATTATATATTATTAAAAATTTGACTCAACCTTTTTTAAAGGTTGATTATTGAATTGGTGTAATGACAAAATCAAAAGTAAGTTGAGGAAATATTGTTGCTACATTCATATTTGGTAACGTTCCCATAATTGTATATAAATTAATAGTAATATCAGTTGTAATACATTTTCTGAAAGTATAAGATGGATTATGATTAGCATCAAAATTATTGGCTTGTCCTTCCACAAATGTTATGGCATTACATAAACTCTCTCTACTTGTATTTCCTGTAATTGCATTATAATTGGTATAAACCCAATCCAATCCTGTAATACCAAAATGAATTGTTCTATCTTCAGCAGTCACACCATAACCAGTTGGTCCAATTGGATAGCCAACCATTATTAAAGAAATATTAAATAATTCATAGTCATCATATAATTTATCCAATATATTTTTAATACAAACACCATTCCAAGTAATACTAG